TTGGTGCTTGGCGCTGTCGCGTGGGTCGTCATTTAAGATGCTTGCTGCAATAAGCGCCCTGATTGGGCCTGTCTCTGCCATTCTGGATAAGGTAATCCCGGATAAAGACCTGCGTGAGAAGCTGTCGCACGAGATTGCGACTATGGCCGATAAGCAGATGTCTGCCCAGATTGAGGTTAACAAGGTAGAAGCTGCTCACAAAAGCATCTTTATCGCCGGATGGAGGCCAGCAATCGGTTGGATATGCGGCTTTGCGCTGCTTTACTCCACTATAATATCCCCTATCCTAGGTATCTGGGTTACTGTCCCTGAAGTAGATACATCGCTTTTGACTACAGTCCTGATGGGAATGTTGGGCTTGGGAACGCTCAGGACGGTAGAAAAAATACAGAAGGTCAGCAGAGAGAAGTAAATGCAGAACTTGATCGAGATGCTCAAGAGGCATGAAGGCGAGGTCGTTACTAATGGCCGTCACCTTATCTATAAATGCTCTGCGGGTCACTGGACAATAGGTATTGGCAGGAATGTTGATGTTAACGGCGGCTTGGGCCTCTCAGATGAAGAGGTAGACTTCCTGCTGGAGAAGGACATAGAGCGTGTAATCAAGGAACTAAGCACAGAATACGCTTGGTTTAGTGATCTGGATGAAGTAAGAAAAGATGCTATGATCGACATTAGTTTTAACCTCGGCGCAACAAGACTGCGGAAGTTTGTCTTAGCCTTGGATGCGATGGCAACGGCAGACTACAAGACTGCCGCAGAAGAATTCTTAGATTCCGATTGGAGCCGTCAAGTAAAGGGCCGCTCCGCTGAACTTGCACATATGATCGCCACAGGCGAGTACCCTGAATAAGGTAACAGCATGGCTTATTTTCGACTGGCGCTAAAAGCCGGCATGGACAAGCAGAACACTGAATACGGCGCAGAGGGCGGTTGGACGGACGGCGACAACGTCCGTTTCCGGTTTGGTCTTCCTGAGAAAATAGGCGGATGGACTAACTTCAACGGCTCTGCTTCTTATCTGGTCGGTTTTTCTAGCGAGACCTTTTCTTGGAACAACAACGCCGGCACACCTTATTTGGCTGTTGGCACTGAGCGAAAGGTATATGTCTCCGTCGGTGGAGCGTGGTCCGACATTACACCGCTACGGCTAACTACTGCGGCAGGTGATGTTACGTTTGCAGCGACTAACGGCTCGGCTTTACTTACAGTTACCGACACCGCTCACGGTGCTGAAACGGGTGATTTTGTCACTTTTTCTGGCGCGGTTAGTTTGGGCGGAGTGATTACTGCGGACATTCTAAATTCTGAGTGGGAAATCACAGAAGTCTTAAACGCTTCGACATACACCATCACCGCCCCTATTGCTGCTAACGGAAGTGACACAGGTAATGGGGGAGGCTCGATTGTAGGTGCTTATCAGATCAATGTCGGCGCGGATCGAAGCTTTTTTGACTTTGGATGGGGAACTGGAACTTGGGGCGCAGGTACGTGGGGAACTGCCCGAACAGTGGTAACTCAACCGACCATCTTTGCTCGCATTTGGAAGTTTGATCAGTTTGGTCAAGTGCTTATTATGCAAGCTGTCAATGGTTCAATCTATAACTGGGACCCAGCCTCCGGCACAGACCAAAGAGCGACAGTGGTTTCAGGAGCGCCGACCAAGAGCACCTTTGCCCTTATATCCTCACCCGATAGGCATCTAGTTTGCTTCGGCACGGAAACAACCGTCGGAACTCCGTCAACACAAGACCCTCTTTTTGTCCGTTTTTCGGATCAAGAGAACATCAACGATTTCGTGGAAACCGCTATCAACACAGCAGGCGGACAGAAGCTCTCTGACGGCAACCGGATCATGACAGCGGTCCGCTCTCGCGGTCAGATACTTATCTTCACAGACACCTCGCTGCATGGCATGCAGTATATAGGACCTCCTTATACCTTTGGCTTTAGCCAATTAGGCAGCAACTGCGGTGCTCTAGGGCCGCATGCGGCGGTAGATGTTAACGGCCTAGCACTTTGGATGGGACCAGAGGCGTTTTATGCTTTCGATGGTACGGTCAAGAAAATACAATGCACAGTGCAAGACTATGTCTTTAGCGACATCAATCTGGTCCAAGAAGATAAGGTCTATGCAGCTCTAAACACAGACTATAACGAAATTACATGGTTCTATTGCAGTGCCGGCTCGGACTTTGTTGACCGCAATGTCACCTACAATTACTTGGAAAGCGTCTGGTCAGTAGGCTCACTGGCAAGAACGTCATGGCAAGACGTGGACACCTTCGAGAAGCCCACGGCCACCGAGTATTTGAAAGACAGCACAGCGGCCACTCTGACCACTATATACGGCCTAACAGCAGGGCGAAGTCTGGTCTACAGGCAAGAAGATGGCTACAACCAAGCGGACGGCACTGCAGTGGCAGCGGTCATCGAATCGGGTTATTTTGATATTGGTGACGGTGATGACATGCTGTATATGAAGCGATTCATACCGGATTTCAAAGACCAGCTAGAGAACCTGACGGTCAATCTTTTGCTGCGCCCATACCCGCAGGCGACGGCTAATCCAAGTTCTCTGGACCCTTACGTTATCACGCCGACTACTGAGAAAGTGGATACCCGCGCACGGGGCAGGCAGATCGCTATTAAGATCACAAGCACAGATGTAGGAGCTTGGTGGCGCTACGGGACACTTAGAGTGGACATACAACCGGATGGGCTAAGATGACAAAAATCACAAATGTTCGTTTACCCAACGCAGCTCAGGGCGAGTACAGCCCACAGCAGTTCGACCAGCTTGTAAGGTCTCTGGAGCAGATTGTGCTGCAATTAAACGCCTCCTATACGCCGATTGTTACTCAGCAAAACAGCAACAAACGCGCTTGGTACGAAGGATAACTCATGGCAGACAAGTACTTACGCCAATCGTTGATTCCCGCTGCATCCACTGAGACCACTATCTACACGGTTCCGGCAGCTAACTCGGCGATGATACGGTCACTGCGCGTGACTAACGCCAATGCGTCTTCTGCAGACATCACTGTTGTCCAGAATAATGCCGGTAGCGCCACGGCTCATTATTTATACAAAGCGCAGGCTTTGGCGGCAGATGCGACAGTCGATGTGTTCAATGGCATACCGTGTATTTTAGAGGAAGCCAACGTCTTAAAAGTTACGTCAACACAAGCAGATACGACCTTTTACCTCTCATATTTAGAGGTTGATAGAAACTAATTAAATCGCCATACTTGGCGTAATTTCGTGCATATGGCACGCGACCCTGTGTGGTCCCAAACTCAATTAAGGACTGAATCATGGCTGACGCGATGCCGGGTGCTGCACCCGCCCCTACAATGGAAGATTTTGCTGCTTTTGAGCAGATAAGGCAGGAAGTCTCTCCGTCTGAACTTAACGAAACCCTACTGGCTACGGCGGCTGAAGCCGATCCGATGGCCGTGGCCGAATTCAAATCAGAGCTGCGGGACTTAGACCTCCCTGCTGAAGTGCTCGATGCCCTCGACGGCATGGTAGATGAAATCCTAGCCTCGCCTGAACGCTACGCTGAGATTCGAGCACATTACCTCACACAAGATATGTCCGAAGAGCTGTTGCCTGAGACCTTTGATCCAGAGTTCTTTGGTGCGTTGAACATCGCCCTTGATGAAATCCGAGCCACCAACGGTGAACCGGCCAGAGCACCACAAGGCTTTGCGCGAGGCGGTATAGCCAGTCTTGGCCGTAACGGCGACACGATGTTAGCTCACGTTACACCCGCTGAGATGCGTATGCTCAAAGATAAGGGCGGCGCTGGCACAATTAATCCCAGAACAGGCTTGCCTGAGTTCTTCTTTCTCAAGAAGGTATTCTCAAAGATAGGCCGAGCAGTTAAGAAATTCGCACGATCTACAGTTGGCAAGATTGTTATCGCCACGGCGCTGTTTATGATCGCCGGACCTATGGCGGCCACAGCTCTGGGTATAACAAACCCCATCGCCGTAGCCGCTGTATCAGGATTTGTCGCAGGCACAGGTAGTTCTTTAGCCGCAGGTGAAAGCCTGAAGGATTCTTTAAAAGCAGGAGCTATTGGCGGAATTACGGCAGGTGCGGTCCAAGGTGTGAGCACTGCCCTTGGCGGCCCTTCAATTACAGGGGGAGACAACAATGCCCCCGTTAGTGAATCTATTGCCGTAGATACAAGTACTTTAGCCGGTGCGCCTGTCGAGCTTGGAACATCGGTTACGGCTCCTACCGGCCTTGAGACTACTAGCCTTACAGATAAATTAACTTTAGGAACGCCTACAACACCCGGCATACCTGCTGCACCCTCTGCAGGGGATATTACAAGACAAAATCTCATGCCTTCGGCTGTAGACACGAGCGCATTAACCGGCGGTCCTCTTTCGGCTAACCCCGTTGCAGATATTTTGCGCTCTAACGCCACGGCAGGTGGCATTGAAACTGTTATGCCTTCTCAATTTAAGGCCCCCCTGAATTTTACAAATACAGCAAGTGTCAATCCGGCAACCTCCGTAGCGGGCAATCTTCCAACTGAAGCGCCGGGTTTCTTTGAAAGCATGAAGGGGGCTGTTACCCCTAACGATGGCATAGGCTTTAAGCAAGGCTTAAAGGATGCGTTCTTGCCGGGCAAAGGTCCTAGCTTAAAAGAAGTGATGGACGCTAACCCTAAGTACAGCCCAACTGAAGCACTAGCCGTACAGAAGGGCCTCGCCCCTAATTTAGGTCGCCGGTATCTGCCTCTCGCCGCTGCAGGCGTTGGAGTCATGGGCCTTGCAGGCGGTTTCGACGCGCCTGAGTCAGAAATGCCTGATGGCTTTGAGGGCTTTATGGATAGACGCGGTAACCCAGAGCGCTATGCTTTAAACTTCGGCGGGGTCAAGCCGATGGGCTCGTCTGGTTACACAACTTACACTCCGGCCCCTTACGTGCCTCCGACTTATAACGCAGCTCAAGGAAGCGGACCCGCTGGCGTGGCTCAAGGATTTCCACGCATGAACGGACCTATTGATGGTCCCGGCACTGGAACCTCGGATGACGTTCCGGCAATGCTCAGTGACGGTGAGTTCGTCTTCACGGCCAAAGCGGTGAGGAACATGGGCCAAGGATCACGGCGCAAGGGCGCTAAGAAAATGTATGCGCTGATGAAGAAATTGGAAGGGACAGCATAATGGTTGATACCACTTACACCAGTAGTGTAGCTCGTGAAGCGCCGGAGATTGAAGACAGACGTTTAGCGCTAATGGATCAGGCAGCGAACCTCTACAAATCGCCAATGGCATTGCCTTTTGTAGAAGCGGCGGGACTGTCTGGCACTGAGCTGCAGGCGATAGACTTTGCCAAGCAGGGCGTTGGTTCGTTTGAGCCTTTTATTCAAGCAGGCGCTCAAGGCGTTAGCCAAGGCATGGACCTCACGCAGCGCGGAGCTTTAGCAGCAGGAGCGGTTGACACAACAGATCAGTATCAGGCGGCTCAAGATATCACTGCACGCGCTGTTCCTATTCTGGGTCAGGGGATAGGCGGGATTCTAGGGTCGGCGCAGGCTTACGATCCGAGAGGCCAAAGAAAGCAATTTGGTAGTTTAGAAGAACAGCAGGCTGATCCTACCGTCCAGCGGTTAAATAGCCTTACCCAACAGTTAGAGGGGATGGACCCTTATTCCCAAGAAGCACAGGCTCTCCGTAATCAATTTACGCAGGAAGAACAGTCGCTATACACCAGTCCTGCAAGCGCTTACATGAACCCGTACCAGCAGAACGTAACACAAACTGGTCTGGGTGAGATGCAGCGTCAGGCGGATATCCAACGCCAAGGCAACGCAGCTCAAGCAGTGAGCGCAGGTGCGTTCGGCGGCACACGCGAAGGTGTGCAGCGTGCTGAGTTTGACCGTGGCGTGCAGGATTTGATGCAGCAGAAGATCATGCAGGACTATGCCAACAACTACCAGCAGGCTCAAGCAGCAGCAATGACAGGCTTCGAGCAGCAGCAGGGCAGACAGTTAGCAGGTGGTCAGGCGTTAGGTCAGGCCGGTATGCAGTTCTCGAATCTCGGACAAGGGATCGGCGGACTGACTGCACAGCAGGCCGGCGTAGACATAAGTAAAGGTCAGGCACTTGGTGCTCTGGGCGGTCAGATGGGTAATCTCGGTACTCAATATGGGGCGTTGGGCGAGTCCACACAACAGCTTGGCGCAGCAGACACAGGGCTTCTGTCAGGGCTAGGCGGATTAGAGCGTCAGGTCGAGCAGACTCAATTGGATGCGATCCGCACAAATCAGCTTCAAGAAGCGATGGCCCCTTACCAACAGTTGGGTTTTGTTTCTGACATATATAGAGGGGCTCCTACTACACAGATGGCGCTCACTTCTCAAAGTGCTCCTAGCGCCAGTCCTCTACAGTCGGCGGTTGGCTTGGGTGTAGGTGCTTTGAGCACGGCAGCGGGCGCATCAAGAGCAGGATTATTCGGATAAGGTGGAAAAAATGCAAGAAGAAATGATCCAAATGGTCGATGACGATGAGGTCGAGAACGTCGGCATCATGTCGGGTTTCATGGATGAGTTGGAAGAGCTTATCAGTGAGATCGACGCTGAAGACTTGGAAAACAGCAAGGGAGGCGACGAGGCTGATACAGCAAAGCTGATGGGCCGCACGCCAGATTCACCTGAGATTCTGATGAACAACCTTCGCGGTGACATGCGCTCCGTCGATGCTCGGCGCGAAGAGCTTGCTGACCTAGTAGGTATGCGCGAAGCCGAAGAGACACCTGAAGGTGTCTTAACTTTACTGCAGTCGGTTCTGGCGCAACAAGAAGCTGCGCCTCCTATGCCGATG